CCTTCTTTCATTGTGCAATCTCCACAAAATTAACTGCTCCTACGCTACCTCTTAGCCCCGCCTTCATGTAGGACGTTGCTCTACCCTCAAAGAAGTTCTGATGTTCTACTCCTAGTACATCGTCTAGCCAACCCAAAGGATTGTCTTTAACATTGTAGTTAGGCTTGAGTCCAAGTTGTAGTAATCTTCTGTCAGCTATGTATCTTATATACTGACTCATTTCTTTTTGTGTTAAGCCTTCGATGTCTCCCATCTTAAACACAAGATTAAGAAACCTATCTTCTAAGTCTACCATTTCTCTACAGGCTTGATAGATTTCTTTCTTAAAATCATCTGTCCAAAGCTCTATATTTTCTTGCATATATTCTCTGAACAACTGAGTCATAGCTTCTACATGTAACGATTCATCTCTTATGCTATAGGTTATTATTTGTCCCATGCCTTTCATCTTTCCAAACCTTGGGAAATTTAATAATATTATAAAGCTGCTAAATAGTTGCAACCCTTCAGTGAATGCTGAGTACACAGCTAAAGCTTTCGCTATGCTTTGTTTGTCCCTATTAGAAACTTTTATACTATTAACATACTCATGCTTATCTGCCATAGCTGAATATTCTGAAAAGGCTTTGTATTCTAACTCAGGCATACCTACTGTATCTAATAACAAACTGTAGGCGTGTTGGTGTATTGACTCCATGTTGTTAAATGCGCCCATCATCATACGTGCTTCAGGTTTTTTAAAGATACGCATATACCTATCTACATAACCAGCACTAACATCTACATCTGATTGAGTAAACAATCTAAATATCTGTGTTAATAGGTTCTTTTCTTTATCGTTAAGGTGTTGCCAATCTTGTACATCGTTATGTAATGGTACATCTTCAGGGAACCAATGCATTTGATTCTGTTGTACATAATAATCAAACATCCACGGATGATCAAAAGGTTTATAATAATCTCTTGTACCTGTTAAACTCATTAAAACATTCCTTGTATTGTGTTTAGTTTTTCTTGTGCGGTAGCCAGTGCTGCAACAAGATCATCTATATCTTGTACTATATCTGGATGTTCTGCAACAGCTACTGGATTATCTAAATAGTTTTTGAGATTAAGTTGTATTACTTCAATGTCTGCTTCATACTTCATTTCTAAAGCTTTTAAATATGGATTCATATTATTCTCCTTCCTTTACCATAGAGGCTTTCATATCGTAAGCCGTTAGCTTATCAAAAGATAATCTCCAATCAAAAGAACTTCTCATGAACTCATCGTAAGATACAAACTGTTTTGTTTCACTTATGTAATACTGTGCATCTTCTATACTCATAACCTTACTCCTAGTTTATTATTAATTTAATTTGTATTTTACCACTTATTAATTATGTTAGCTATTATAAAAAAACAAGTTATGAAATTAACTACAACAATAAAAGTTCTTAGAATTGCTATAGCATTATCATGCTCTACTGTTTTATCATCACTAAAACTTCCTATGGTGTATTTCCAAATTGTCCAAGCTTTACCCCTCACAACTTAGACACTCCATGTCTTCTAAATTTATCTTAGGTATTTTAATATTAACATTCTCTGCTGCTCTAGCTGCATCAGATCTTAGATAATACAAAGACTTTAATTTATTAGCACCAGCCCAATGAACAGAATTAACGTACTCCAGATAAGAATCATGAACGTCTTGGGGTTCTGTAGCTTTTGGAAAAGTGAAGAATAAGTTAATGCTTTGGCTTTGACAGATGTATTGTTGTCTTTGGTGTGCATGTTCAACGATCCATAGTTGATTAAGTTCTGGTGCTGTTTTAAATATCTCCTTTTCTTCTTCAGATAGTTCATCAAGATGCTGAACAGAACCTTCATGAGCTGCAATATCCTTCCACGTTTCTTCATTGTTTATTCCTTTCTTTTTGAGAAGGGCCTCCAAGTATTTGTTCTTAACTTTGTACGAGCCTGTGAGAGTTTTGTGAGTAAATATGTTGGCCCTTTGAGGCTCCACACTAGGGCTAGTTCCACCACATATAATACTACTGCTAGCATTAGGAGCGATAGCAAGAAGATGACTATTCCTCCTACTACTCCCAACCATATCAGGAGCTTCCCCACGTTCTTCAGCCAAGCGATTACTAGCTCCCATACTTCTTTCTTTGATAAAGGAGAATGCTCTATGATTGAAACTTGTGGCGTACATACTCTCAAAGAAAAGTCCATTGCGTTGTAAGTAAGAGCAAAAGCCCATCGCCCCAAGGCCAATTGCACGTTCTCGATATGCTGAATAAGCGGCTTTCGTAAAACCTTTGTGATCTTCTCTGACATAATTTTTAAACCTCTCGTAGTTTGCAGTATATTTTCCTAGACTTTTTGTATCTACTACATACTCTATAAAATGTTCTAGGACATTATCTAACATAGTGATCATATCATCTATGAATGTATCTGATTGTTTCCAATCATCAAAGTATTCTAAATTAACTGAGCTTAAACAGCATACAGCAGTACGCTCTTCGTCAGTTGGTAAGGTTATCTCTGAGCAGAGGTTGCTCTGTGTAATCTTTAATCCAATATCTTTTTGTTCTTGAGGTAGTGATTCGTTACATCGATCAAGATTCACAATATAAGGTTCACCTGTTTCTGCTCTGGTGTGTACGATCTGCCACCAGATATCTCTAGCAGGTACAATCTTAACTGCTTCATTTGATTTAGGATCTATAAGTCTCCACTCTGTATTATCTTGAACAGCTTTTAAGAACTTATCATTAACAGTTACAGCGTTGTGTAGGTTTAAACACTTACGATTTAAATCTCCTCCTGTTGTTTTACGCATGTTAATAAATTCTTCTATTTCAGGATGAGACACATCCATGTAAGCAGCGTATGATCCTCTTCTTGTAACGCCTTGATTAAAGGCAAGCATCTGACTGTCTACGACATGCATGAAAGGGATAGAACCAGTAGACTTACTGCCACTAGAAGTACTAACCCCATTGCTGCGAACACTAGACCAGCACCCACCGATACCTCCACCTCCAGAGGCCAGCCAAATGTTTTCGTCATAATGATCAGATAAACCAAGCCTTGAATCAGGAACTGAATTAAGAAAACAGCTAATAGGGAGGCCACGACTAGTTCCTGCGTTGCTAAGTATAGGAGTGCTAAACCCAAACCAATGATCACTTGCGTAGTTATAAAGTCTTTGTGCAAGATCGAAATCAGTAGTTCCTTTATAAGTAGCGCAATATGTAGCGGCCCTTGCAAAAGCTTCTTGAGCATATTCTTCATCTCCCCAAAAGTATCTATCTTTTAAAGTGTCTAAAGAAAAATTATCTAAATCTTTTTCTTTATCGTAATCAATTTCTATTCCTAAATAAAACTGTTTACCTTCTTTTTTTGTATTCTTTGTAATCATCTTCTCCTTTCCCTTTTCTTTTTTGTTTGTCTTTTGCTTTAGTTCGTTTATCAAACTTTTCTTTTCGTTCAGCCTTACGATCCCAAGACATCCTTGTTCTCCTTCATAAATGTTAAGAGTCTTTGTTCATACCAGTTAGCCTTTTGCAAATCTTCAACTGGCTTACCTTTGTATCTAAACCTCCATCGATACTTAAGACTGTTGCCTCGTAAGTAACCTACGTATTCTTCTGGTGACAGCATAGCTTCTATCGCATCAATACATTCTACTGATCCTGAATTGTAGTGGCTAGGATTGTTTACGTTGTCTGCTATTTGTTTAGCTACATTAGCTATGTGATCTGTGACATGATTGAACTTTTTATTGTTTTCAAATATATCTGTTTCCATTTTAGTATCTAAAGCATCAATACTTTCTTGATCTGTTTCTCCTTTTGTATTGTAGTTATTAGGATCTTTCATAGCGTTAATTCTTTTACGATTGTACGCATCCCATTCCTGCGGTGATACACTGTCTATACTCATTCAAGTTCTCCAGTTTAAAACTCTTGCCATTCTAAAGGAAATGATTCAGCACTGAACCATCTAAAGTTATGTGCCTCTGCCCATTCTGCGTGTGATCTTTTTGTACCGTCCTTTCTTCTTTTAGATCCCGGCATTGGAGCAGAAGGATTGAGAAAAATAAAAACTAACTCAACATCTTTAGGTAACATCTTAGCAGCCCAAACATATTTATTATGTTCTTGGAAATCCCAAAACCTACCTTTAGCTTCTACAATAATTAATTTATTGTTCATTTGTTTAAAGAAGTCAGGATGGTAAGTGTGTTCTATGATGTATGGGTACTGCTTACCGTGATGTCCCCATCCTTTAAGGACAGTTTCATGTAGTTCTTTTTCCCATTTAGAATCGTAACCTTCTGGTTTATCTTTTTCTATAGGACGTTTGACTCTAGGTTTTCTAGCTGCCACTAAAACGTATGCCTATTAGAAGCGTCTTGTTGCTGTTCTACAGCAGACCACTCTAGATCTTGTAAGGTTACTGATTCTATATCAATGTCAGGATTACGTTTGTACATTTTCTTTAACTCCTTTCGTATCCATCTAGGAGTAAAGGGAACGCAACGTACACCGTAGCTAAGTGCAGTGTGAATGTCTCGATCAGGCATGAACTTCATTATGTTCTTTGTGGTTACCTGTTTCATTTCTTCTTCACTAACTAACGTAGCTAACCATTCTACCAGAAGCTGCTCTGTTTGTCTACTTATTTTTTTAAATGTTTCTGTTCTACTCATACTGATCTTAATGATACCTCCTCTACTTTTGGTTCAGACACTACTCTTGTAAAGTATTTCAAACCATTAGAATATTTGAATACTCTTAAGCCCTGACCGTTGTTAGCGTCTGACCAGCACTTGTTTTTATGAGCGCAATAGACACAGCCAACAGCTAGTTTTAAGTTGCCTTTAACTCCTTCTGCTATAGGGACGTAGCATCTATCAGGAGGAGTATCTGTATCTAGATGTTCTTTGATGTGCTTGATCCTAGATTTAACATTAGGTTTTTCTAGATCTCCGGGTCTAAACAGTGACAGTTCTCCTGACTCTTTATTCAGAGCAAGGAATCCTCCATTGCTTGTGCCTTCTGCTTCTTCGTACCCTGCAAGCTGAGACATGTAACCAAATGGATCATCTTGTGGTAGCGTACCCTCTTTGAATTTCTTAAAGGCAAAGCCTGATGTAGTTTTAATATCAACTACTTCACCATCTATAACGCAATCCATATGGCCTACGATACCATCAACCTCTACTTCTTTTTGTTCGCTAGTAACCTCATGACCTGCTAGTTTAGACAGTAGTAAAACTACTTCCTCTAGCATGTGTCCATAAAGAAACTTAATGAATACTTGTGGATGAGATCTGTTGAAGACAGGTAGATCTTCTTTTACATCATACCACAATTGCCTCATAGGACGGCCTATGTTGCTCATACGCAGCCCTTTGGCTTCTTTGTAGGGGGTAGACCAGTGCCTGAGAACGTCCTTCATACGCTCTCCAAAGTCCTCTATGGCCTCGTCTGATATGTCTAAGTCTTTTTGTTCACAAAGACAGGACAGAGTTTCGTATATGTCTTCTACTAAAGTGTCTAGTTTTTTAGAATTCAAATGATCCTTGGACATCTTGTTCTTCCTTAAGTTGCTTTTCTATCTTAGGTAATGAGTTTAAGATCTTTACTAGTTTATATAAAGATATATCAAACCATTCTCCTGAGTGATTCTGACATTCTTTCATTGCTTGGCTATGTACTATCTTTTCTCCTCTGTTTCTGTCTTCTACACGTACTTTGTGTTTGAGTACGTAATCTCTGAAGGGGCTGCTAGTGTTATATGCATTACATCTATCATCAGCATCAATTGCCTTGCCTACTTTATACCAGCCTACCCAAGCAGGATTATATATGATATATACATCCCCTTCTTTTGCTGTTGTGTATCTTCCAAGACTAGAAAATGCTGCATCATCAAATGATTTATAACTGCCAGCCTTATGAAGCGGATGGTGTTTTGATATATACTTTCCATCTACTCTCATGTTAGTATCTCTTCTCTTTTTTACTGCTTCAGGACTATCCTTGTAGTAATAAGGTCTTCCTGTCTGTGGGTTAATTAGTTTCTGATCAACTACATCCAGCATTAGATTCTCCTATTGTTCATTTGTTTTATATTTAATATGTCGAATTACTCTAGAGCCATTTCGTTTATCTCCTGCATAAAAGATAAGATTTAGTTTCTCTAACTCGTTAGGTCTAGAAGTTATAGAGCTAGCAGACATATCAGGAAATTGTCTAGTCATCTCCCTTATAGTTATTCCTTTAGCTCCTGCTTCTTCAATTAAGTTAAGAACAAAAGCTCTTCTTTTAGATAGCGGTACAGAATAAGCAGCTTCTCTACTTGTTTCTGGATCATCTTTCCTATGCAATTTATGAGGACTTGTATCATCAAATATATTTAACTGATTCATCTTAGTGTGTTTCACTCCAGTTCCTTCCAACATTATATTCTCCATCAAGAGGACAGTTTAATTTAAACAAAGCACCTGCATCTATAATAGCCTGTACTCCGCGCTTTCCTACTTCTTCAGCCTGATCTTCTCGCACCTCTACCTGCCACTCATCGTGGACGTTAGCAACGCATCGTGCATCCAAGTCCCTTATGTACCATGCAAACAAAGTCAACGCTCTCTTCATTACAATAGCCCCTGCTCCCTGTAGTAAAGTATTCAAAGCAGAATGCTCAGACCTAACAAACAACTTCCTACCATCTAATCCTTTTAAGTATCCTCTGTTTGCTGCTCTTCCAACTTTATTCTTAAGAGATCTAAATGATGGGAGATTATCAAGGAAATGTTCTCTAGTTCTTTTTGCATCTGCTGCGCTTCCTCCAAGAATTGTTGATAACTTGAGGTCGCCCGCCCCATAACAAAGGGCGTAGATGAAAGTCTTCGCCTGATTTCTTGATTCAAGTCGTGCAAGTTTTTGATTAGCGGTGTGTATGTCTCCGTTAATGATTTCATTTGTGTACTCCTCATCGTTCATGAAGTGAGCAAGCATACGAAGCTCTAAGCCAGAAGCATCTATACCTACTAGTTTATATCCATCAGGTACAGTCCAGCAAGATCTGCACTCTTTACCATAGGGAGAAGAAGAGTTAGGTACTTGTGCCATGTTAGGGTCACGATGAGTCATCCTTCCTGTTACCGCACCATTAGGAATAACAAATCCATGTACCCTATCATCTTGCTCTACTGCCTTGAGCCAAGAGTCTATCTGAGATACTCTCTTCTGGTGTAGTAGATAATCATTTATCAGATCTGCTTCAGGTATATTCTTTACCTGCGCTAGAGTCTTTTCATTTACGATTGGTCTACCATTAACAGTAAATTCAGTTGGCTTCCATCCAAACTCCTGAAGGTACTCACCTATCTGCACTCTTGAATTTAAATTAAAATCAATAGTGGTCAGCCTAGATACAGGAGGACACTTCGCTAGGCATCCTCCTGATAGATTCAGGTTGTTCCTTAACAGATTGTATTCTGATTCAGTTAGCCTAGCACCTTCTCCACTACCAACAAAGTTCTTGTCAGCAGTCTTACTAACCTTACCAGCTTTAGTTAATCTAGGATACAAAGCTACCTCATCTATCTTAGGCTTGAAGACAGACTTCACCTTCATCTCTACCTTTCTAGCATTAGATCGTAACTTACCCATGAGAATCTCTGCTTCTCTTACATCAAACAAGAAGCCATGTTTCTCTTGATCCTTTAAGATCTTAGCTACACTATGCTCTAGTTCAAGTGAGTCCTTAGAGAATCCCTTAGACTCCTCTCGTAAAGCATAGTAAATCTTTTCATTTAACTCGACATCTCTAATACAGTACTCAAGCATCTCTTTAGAATATCTAGAGAACTCCTCGAATCCTATTTTATCTAAGCCAAGTTTAGTACCCCATATGCCCAAGCCATGACCGCCTTCTCTAGATGGATTGAAGAGTCTAGATAATACAAGAGTATCTATAATCTCCTTACCTTCTGTTAGATCAGCGCGGTTACACAGCTCTTCTACTACAGGGATATCGAACCCAATTATGTTATGACCTATGAGGTGAGTAGCCTTCTCTAGAAGTTGAACGCCTTCTTCGATCTGGTCTGGCCCATAAGTGTATAACTGTTTCGAGTCCATGTCCTTAGCAACTATACACCATATCTTAGTTGCTTTTAGATCATCAGTCTCTATGTCAAATAGTAGTTTCATTTATTCAAATCCAAGGTTAATGTCTATGTCCTCTTCAGCAGAATTAGAAAGCTCATCACCTGCTAACTCAGATAATCTACCTGTCTCGTTATCGTACAAGAGATAAGTAGCTATCCCTACATCACCAGTGTATCTAGATTTAAGTATCCTTACTCTGGTAGTGCTTGCTTCTATAGGATCATCTGACTGTTGGTTCCTCTCTAATGACAGGATAGCATCAGATATCTGAGCGATAGACTGACTGCCTCTGATGTGGCTCACGCTTGTCTCTACGCCATTTTCATGGCCCCTGTTACCGTCTATACGTCTTAGGTGAGAAACAAGTATAAGGCCCACTCCTGTCTCTTCTACGAGGGATCTGAGTCGAGTCATGATAGAATCAATAGCCCTTC